ATGCACAAACTGTCTCACTAGCATTTACCTGTGTGACCACACCAACACTATAAAAAGGAGCTCGGGAGCATGAAACTACCAATCACAATTGAATACACGGATGGCAATGCTGAAACATACATTGCACATCCAGCGGAATGGGCAAAATGGGAAAACAAGACTGGCAACACGATTGGACAAGCTCAAGACAAAATGGGCGTGTCTGATTTGTTGTTTCTTGCATATCACGCAATGAAAAGAGAAATGGCGGGCAAGCCAGCCAAGCCATTTGAAGTCTGGTGTGAGACTGTTGCTGACATAATTGTCGGTGATGCAAACCCAAAAGTTATGAGTCCGGAAGCATAAATAGGATTTTGTGGGAGGTAGCCATTGCAAGTGGCCAACCTCTTAGCGAATTTAAAACAGCTGAGGATTTATTAACGGCGATTGAGATATTGGAGAAGCGAAATGGCTGAGGATGCGGTGGCTTTTGACAAAGCTGAATTACGATCAATCATTTACGCTTTCAAAGGCATGGATGATGAAGCTGTCACTAAAGCCAAATCCGTTTCAAATGGCCTTGCCACTTATCTTCAAGGCAAAATCATTTCTAAGTCTCAAGGTAGAGATGCAGCTTCAAGGCGCATTGCAGAAGGCTCACGGGTAAGCAAATCATCCAAGGTTGGCGAAATGTCATTTGGTTTTGCCTCACAGAAATTTTCTGGCGGTGGCACAACTCAGCAGCTTTGGGGCGGCTATGAATTTGGATCAAACAAATACAGGCAATTTCCAATTTGGTCGGGTCGTGAAGGCCGCGGCTCAAAAGGTTGGTTTATTTATCCAACACTTAAGGCAGAACAGCCTCAAATTGTTACCCAATGGGCAGAAGCCTTTTCACAGATTGTCAAGGTGTGGTAAATGGCCGCTCAAGGATCAAGAACGCTCAAGCTGTCGTTGCTGGCAGATGTTGCTGAATTTACAAAAGGCATTAAGACAGCTGGCAAAGACACCGAATCCATTGGCGACCAATTTACAGCATTTGGCAAAAAAGCCGCTTTGGCTTTTGCAGCTGCCGGAGCTGCAATCGGTGCATTTGCGGTCGAGTCAATAAAAAACGCCGCCGCTGATGAAAAGGCACAACGCCTTTTGGCTTTGACCATTGAAAACACAACAAATGCCACAGCTGCTCAAATTGCTGGTGTTGAGAAATACATCTCAACAACATCCATTGCAATTGGTGTCACAGATGATGAATTGCGCCCGGCATTTGCAAGATTGACCAGATCAACAAAAGATGTTGAAGATGCTCAAAAATTGCTCAACCTTGCTTTGGATATTTCATCAGCTACCGGCAAACCTTTGGAAGCTGTAGCTAACGCATTAGGAAAAGCCTATGATGGCAATTTAGCCTCATTGGGCCGTTTAGGTTTAGGCATAGATCAATCAATTCTCAAATCTAAAGATTTTGATTTGGTTTTTAATACACTTACCGAGACTTTTGGCGGTTTTGCAGATAATGAAGCGCAAAGTGCTGAAAAGGCTTTTGCTCGCATAAAGATTGCTACCGATGAGGTTCAAGAACAAATTGGCGCGGCTTTGTTGCCCGTCATCCAACAATTGACCACTTTTATTCTTGTTGAGGTTGTGCCTGTCATACAAAGCTTTGTAGATGGTTTAACTGGTCAGGATGGCCTCAAAGACGGATTGAGCGATTCACAAATTACGGCCATTGAATGGGGCAAAAAAGTTCGAGGCGTGATAAACACAGTCATTGATTTAAAGGATCAATTGATTGCGGTGGCTGCTATTATTGGCACAGTTTTTGTTGTTTCCAAAATTAGTGCCGCTGTTGTGGCCACTATTGCAATAATTAACACATTGATAAAAGCTTATAATTTGCTAAAAGCATCAGCCATTGTTGCTGGTGTTGCAACGGCATTTGCTCTTAACCCATTGCTTGGTGTTGGAGCGGTTGCATTAGCTGCTGGTGTTTTGGCTGGAGCAAATGCTTTAGCAAGATCAAGTGACACTAGCGGTGCAGAAACTTTTGCCGTGGGTGGCGCACCGGGGGCAATCAGCGGTGGAGGCGGATCAACTGCAACTACAACTGTTTCAGGTGGCGGGGGTGGCGGTGGTGGAGGTATAGCTAGTGCCGTGAAAACAGCGGAAACTGCAACCAAAGCTATTACAGGTGCATTTACTGATTCACAAAATGCAGCTCGGTTGGCAGCTGCCGGCAGCGGCGGTTTTACAGATTCTCAAAACGCTGCACGATTAGCCGCTCAAGGTGGGATTACAATCAATGTCAATGCACCATCAATTATTGATGAGGAAGGTTTTAGCCGAGCAACAGCCAATGCTCTCAATAATTCGACTTTTAGAGGCACAAACGGCGCAGCCAATTTGGTTTATTTATGACCATTTTTAATCCTGTTTGGCGCGTTAAAATTGCCGGTATTCAATACACAAATTATGTGTTGGCCAATCTTTCAATCACCAGCGGGCGCACAAACATCTATGAGCAAGCAAATGCCGGATATGTAAGCCTAGAGCTAATCAATTTAGATCAATCAAACATTGACATTGAAATCAATGATGCTGTAACTATTGAATTGCAGGATTCCACAGCTACATTTGTGCCAATCTTTGGCGGCACAGTCGTTGATTTAGGCATTGGCATAGCTGCATCGGGTGTTGTTGGCATCAATCAATCAATCAGAATTACAGCTGTGGGAGCTTTGGCCAGATTGCCAAAAGCATTAACTGATGGTGTTTTGACACAGGATTTTGATGGAGATCAGATTCTGACCATTCTCACCGATTTGCTAATCAACTCATGGAATGAAGTGCCAGCAGCTTTGACATGGGCAGCTTATGATCCGACCACTCAATGGCAAAATGCTGAAAACACAGGCTTGGGCGAAATTGACACACCGGGCAGCTATGAATTGGCACAACGCTCATCATCAACCATTGATGTCTATTCATTGGTGTCAGCTTTAGCAACATCGGGATTGGGCTATATTTACGAAAACGCTCAAGGCCAAATCTCCTATGCCTCGGCAGACCATCGCTCAATTTATCTGGCCACCAATGGCTACACCGATGTGTCGGCAGCTCAAGCACTAGCCAATTCATTGTTTGTGCAAACGAGAGCTGGTGACATCCGAAATGAGATTGTGCTCAAATATGGCACTAACTCAAACTCAGAGGTTACAGACAGCGATGCAGATTCCATTTTGTCCTATGGCAAATTGGCCCAAATTATTACAACAACAGTCAAACATCAAAATGATGCAGAGGATCAGGCCGCGTTTTATTTAACGCTCAGAGCCTATCCACAGGCTAATTTCAACCAAATCACATTTGAGCTGACAAACTCAGAAATTGATGATGCTGACCGAGATGCCTTGATTGGCATTTTTATGGGCTTGCCATTGCGCATAACCAATTTGCCACTCAATATGGCCTCCGGCACATATCTTGGATTTGTAGAAGGCTGGTCATGGCGTGCCTCCTACAATTCTGTCTCAGTAACCGCAATAATTTCTCCGCTGTCATTTAGCTTGCAAGCCATGCAATGGGAAGATGTATCAGCGGCAGAACAATGGAACACAATCAGCGGAAGCCTAGATTGGGCAACCGCGTTAGTCGTAGCGTAAGGAGAAAACATGAGTAATCCAACAACCCCATTTAGCTGGCAAATGCCTACGGCAACGGATTTGGTAACAGATTTACCTGCTGACTTTGAGGTCTTTGGGCAAGCTGTTGCAACATCAATGGCTGATTTATTAGGTGGCACATCAGGTCAAATTCTTGCAAAAAATTCAAACACCGACATGGATTTTGTGTGGATTGCCAATGATCAAGGTGACATAACAGCCGTAACGGCTGGCACAGGCATTTCTGGAGGTGGCACATCAGGTGCGGTCACTATCACAAATTCCATGGCAACAGAGATTGCAGCAAAAGGAGATTTGATTGCTGGCACAGGATCACAAACTTTTGACAATTTAACAGTTGGCGCAAATAACACAGTGCTCACAGCAGATTCGACCACGGCAACAGGATTAAAATGGGCAACACCTGCATCGGGCGCATCGGCTTATGGTAAAACTCTTTCAGCTGGAGCTAATAAATCAACGACATCTACTTCTTATGTAGCGATTGATACGACAAACCTTCGAATCACGGCAACACCAACAGGAACTATCGCTGTTGCGACTTGCACAGGAATGTTGAGCAGTTCAGGTGTAACCACAGTAGATTGGCGAGTAAATTGTGGATCTGGCACTACACATGGATTTCAAGCCTATAACAGCAGTTACGAAGGTACAGTAGTTTTCCCAACAAGAACTTTTGTTATTACAGGTTTAACCGCTGGAACTTCATATAATTTTGATTGGGAGTGGAAAGTCAATGCAGGAACAACAACTATGATTGGTGACACAGCGTCCGTTTATCCTAGATTTCAGGTGGTGTGCTAATGATTACAACAACTAAGAAAATCAATTTGGCTCAATTAGATGCAGAATTAAAAGCTGGCGGATTGAACATGGAAAGTTTAAACGGAAAAAACACAATTTGGCCTGTAAATGACAACATTACAGAAGCAAAATTGGAAGCTGCAATTGCAGCACACACAGCTATTGATGATCCAGAGCCAACAATTGCAGACAAATTGGCATCGGTTGGTTTATCCATTGATGATTTGAAAGCTGCATTGGGTGTCTAATTTTCCACAAGGCACATTGCCGCGTTTAATCCAGATTGCGCTCGCCGAGGTTGGCACAGCTGAGACTGGAAACAACGAGACAAAGTATGGCAAACACATGAAAGCCGACAAGCTGCCGTGGTGTGGGTCATTCCTTAATTGGTGCGCGGATCAAGCTGGTGTGAAAGTGCCAAATGTGGTCAGCACTAAAGCTGGAGCCGAGGCATTTAAGAAAAACAAGCAATGGCACGAAACACCAAAGATTGGTGATTTTGTGTTTTTCGATTTTATTATTGATGACAAAGTGACAATCAATCACATCGGTTTAGTGATCCGATGTTCAGAAAAACAGATTGTGACGATTGAAGGCAACACATCAGGTGCTGGAGATCAACGCAATGGCGGCGAAGTCATGGTTAAATCTAGAACTTTGGGAGCAAGGTCATTTGTTGTCGGTTATGGCCGACCAACTTATGGCGCGTTTTCGGGTGATTTGCCCGACCGACCAAAAGGAGAAAAATAATGGATAAAGCAAAAGCTCTGATGGCATCTTGGGCGCGTAGCTCAGTCGCTGGCATGTTAGCTGTGTGGATGACTGGTAATCAGAATCCAAAAGATTTGGCAATGGGCTTGGTTGCTGGATTGGTGCCAATGCT